GTCAAACCCAACATTGGTACTAAGATTCCCATTCATTGGGATAGAAATGCCGGTGACTGATTGGAAAAATCCAGCTGTTACAGGTATTGTGACAATGGGACTTTGACCGCTTTGCGGTGAAAACACCATTTGCCCGCGACCGTTCAGCGACAAGCGCTCTAATCCATTTCGCAGCCAACTAAATAGCTTTCCTGTAGTGTGATTGGCGGATGAGTCGAAAATAAAAGCATCGTTCGTGGCGACAGTTTCACCGCTACGAAATTGAAGCGCGTAATCACCAGAAATTATTCCGCCGTTTTCAGGACTGGAAACTTCGGCCACTTGCAGCGCGCCAGTCATAGCGCGACTACCATCAATCAATAAATACTGTTGATGATCGTCGTTTGCCAGACCCTGAAGGTCGCTATGATTGGTTAGTGCGGGTATTCCGAACATTCCGTGTCCTTACGCGATTTCGACGCAAACCCAGTCGCGGTACCTGTTCCGAACATGGAATTTTCGGCCGCGAAGGATTTCCCGAATACTATCAACAGCGCCCATAACATGCGCGCCTTTTAGCACGGGTATAATATCACTTCGGCCGCAGGAAATCACGCAACCATAACCGCCAGCTGGCGACAATCGCATGTCGGGGTCATTCATCCACAAGACATTCCCCAGCAGCTTTGGCGGCTTTGCCCGGGACACCACGCCTTCGATCAGTGACAGGTCGCGAAAGTCGGTTTCGTACAAGTGCACCGTGCGCGCCCGATCGGCCGCGGCAGCCACCATAACTTTATCCCAGCCCAGAACTGCGGTCGGCGCCCGCTTGAACGCCGGACCGCGAAGGTTATTTGACAGGAATTCCGCCGCTGACTTCGTCTGCGGGGTCGCTGTCGGAATCCCCTTTCTGAACACTCGCAGGTCCACCGGTTCCGGCGCTGTTGTCGGCGCTGGCGTCTTCGGTTTTGGCCACAGGTCCGGAAACGGTTTCAGGTTTTTCAGATTCATCATTTTCAGCCACCACGTTTCCTTCGTCATCGAAAAAAGCGATTTGAGCGCCATCACTGCCGAATTTTTCATAGCAGGTAGCGATCAGTTTCGCATTCTTCGAACTTTTCTGAATCAGGACAAGTGCGGCCGGCGACACATCATCAGGACCTTTGAAATGCTGCTGATCGATCAGATTGCAGTGTGAATTCTGGTTGCGAATCCGCGCGGCCATGTCTTTTGCCATTTTGCCGAACTCGGTTTTGAAATACAGTTTCGCCATGCGGCGCTGTTCTGTCGACATTTCTTGCACTCCCATCGATGTAAAAATGCGGCCGGCATTGCGCCGGCCGCGGTTGGGGTCCTATTAGGTGGACTTGATCAGGACGCCGGACAAGTCTTTGACACTGTCCATAACGCTATCCCAGTTGGTACTGGTAGCCAGCGCGGCGTCATTGGGGTTCACACCGCCGTTCGTCACATCCCACTTGAAGCCCTTGCAGGATACGTTGAACGCGCCCTCGCCCTGCAAACGAACGGTAATGTTCTGCTTGCCGGTGATAACGTCGGTGTACATCAGCATATCTTCGCTGTCTTCCAGAACCACCGCATCACCAGTCAGACCCAGCGTCAAATATTGACTGCGCAGCGGCGAATCAACCTGCTGAATCAGCGCGGCGCTATCGGTAACAAGAACCGGGCGATTCAGGGTTACCGGCGTACCGCTGGCGACGTTGAAGTTCGACAGACCATCGATGTTGCGGGTAATCTGGTCCTTGACCAAATCGTAATACACCTTTGAGTGCATAACCCACAGCGAAACGCGGGAAGCAGCGTCACCGAACAATGCCAGCGCGTTGACCAGATCGATCGTATCGAGAGTCGTAGGCGGCGAGCCTTCACCGTTGAACACAAGCGACGCCTGACCTTCGATGGCAGAAGCCACGGAGCGCAGACCAGCGTCAAGCTGATCAACCTGATACGCCTTTGCGATCTGCTGACCCAGCAAGAACGACAGCGTTTCGAAGTCAGCGTTCATACCCAGCTTTTTGAAGCTGTCCAGCGTCTGATCGATAGGACCGATCCGGCGGTTCAATTTCACACTGATGCGTTCGTCAGCCGGAACAGCGCTGGCGGTAACAGCAGCGTTTGCGGGCGAAGTCGCAACTTCACGGCGATTAACCAGACTCGAAACGTTCTTGAAGAACGATTCCTGATGGAAATCACCCATCCGCATTTGCGTGACAAGACGAATCGCGTTCATACTGGCCGCATTGAATGCGTCCGTGTTCTGAACCAGCGTTTCAACCATGCCGCTGTGGACAAGTTCCGGATAAATCAGACCTTCCGGAAGACGACCAGAGCCGGCGAAACTTTCGCGAGTACCTTCAGCCATTTTTTAAAAACTCCCTGTAAATATGTACGTTACGCGGGAAGCTTCATGAACTCGTCGTTGCCGAACTCTTTTATAAAGTCGACTTTTTGACGTGCCGTCATTTCGCCCCGCTTGAGATTTGAAGGTATCCCACCTTTGCCGCGGCTGCCGTTGCCCTGACCAGCGCCCGGCGGGGTCCCGCCCCCCGAACTGCCGGCGCCAGCGAACGCGCCTGCGAATGCTTCGTTCTCCCGCAATTCCTTTACGTAGTCCGAAACAGTCAGAAACTTTCCTTCACCGTTCATCCGCGGATTGCCTGCGTCGTCAACAACCTGCGTAATGAATTTTCCGGAATCGTCCTGAACAACCTTGATCGCACCTAAAACGTGCGATTTCAAAAATAGCGGATTGCCTTTGTGTTCCGCTAGTGCCTGAACTGCTGCTGCTTCCGATACCTGCCCGGTGAAAGCATTCAGCAATTTGGCTTTTTCCTGTTCCCATGCAGCCTTATCGGAACTATGCTTGTCCACCAGCTGCTGCTTCAAGTTATCCCACTCGCCGGCCTTTTTGGCCCGTTCTTCCTCGGCCTTTGCCTGCTGTTCCTTGAGCGCATTGTATTCGTCCATGTCGAAACCGGCGAACTGTTCCTGCTGCTGACGAAGTTTTCGCTGTGCTTCGCGCGCGGCTTCGCGTTCCTTTTGCAGCGCCGACTTCAGACCGGTGACATCCTCGACATTGTCTTTCGGCACGAATCCCTGAAGCGCCTTCAGTTGATACCTACCGTCAACTTCCGCATATTCATCCCTCAAATCTTCCGGTACATTATCCAGCGAATCCACAATAGCTTCGATCGTCATCCCGACACACTCCTTAAAGTTCATGCGGCGCCTGCCGCTAATTAGACGTTACGGGCGAATTTTAACCACGTTAAAAAAATTTTGCAAGTCCATCATGAATTAAAATTTCAGGTCCGTTATTTTAATCCGGTACTTTCAGTGGAGTCGGTCCCAATTCATCCTGTCGAATAGCCCACGCTTCCCAAATCCACGGAAATTCGGCCTGTTCAAATTCATTCGCCTGTTCTTCCAGCGCCCTTAGTTGCTGCTCGATATCCGCTGGTGGCGGGTCGATCTGCAATAATTCCTGTGCACGTTCAATGACATCAGCCATTATGATCCCCTGTCATGATCTTTGAGCCACCGCAACAGCGGCGGGTATATGCGATCGTGCCTACCTTCGATATAGTGTACGAACGATTCAGCAAACCACTCTTTGTCATTTGTGGCCGCATACTCAGAAGTCTGTCTTTTCCAAAGAAATTTCTTTCTTTGATCGCCGACACCCCCTAAAATTCGATCAATTTCCTGTAAATTTTGCGCGTGTAGACGGTGTCCCGTTTCGTGAATGAAGGTTTTCCGCACGTAATCTTGCCAGTCAACCATCGTAGCATTACCAGCCGTCCATTCATTTCCGGCTTCCGCGGCCTGCTTGGCTGCCCGAATTAAAGCCTGATCGCCGATGTCTTCAGCTTCGGATACGAACCAGTCCACTACCCGCACTGGTTCTGTACGCTTGAATGTTTGCCCCGGTACATATTGCGCCTTCATCGTCTTGTCTTGGCGCCATTGCTTGTAGCTGGGTTTCGATATTCTTTCGAATTGCTTCTGGTTTGGCGCCTTATTCAGACCAGTCGTCTTCGATAGCAGTGAATCGGACGGCATGTGAACTGATGCTAGTGCACCGCGGCTACTGCGGAAACGAAATTTTGGATGTTTTGCCGGATCGCCGAAATACGATGGCAGCTGCATATTGAACCGCTGACGCATTTCCAGCGTCACTTCAGCGACGATTTTCAAGCCGCGGCGATCGTATGAATTGATCCAGCCCAGACCGGTATTATCCTTGCGCAGCATGTTTTCCGAAAACCAACGTTCGGCTTCCGCGCTATTCTTGAAATCGGGCACCTGTACCGGTTCCGCCGGCCGCGGTGTGACGCTAACTTGCGCGGCGGCGGCCTGCGCAGCTGCCCGGTTCTTCCGCACTATCTGCTGAAGATCATCTGGTGACAGCGGTTGTCCACGGAAATCAAGCATCTGTTGTAGGGTTATTTTCCCTGTGCGCCATAACCGCGCGCGAACAGGTCCAAGCAATTTATTTTGGAACGTTGTCCCCTTTTTCTTAAGAAATGCCGCGAAGGTCTGATCGGCCGGAACTTGCCCATCCATACTAGCCCGGGTCGACGGCGATAGTTCTTTTGCAGGAATGCCCAATTCTTCCCAGCTTTTAAGGATTGGGACTGTAGTCGACCGGCAATTGAAATGCCGCGGCGGACCGTTGTTGAACGGCAGTGTAGACGGCGGAATAGGCTCATAGTCGGGCAATGACCACGTTTGCCCATCATATGCGGCGCAGATAACCGATGTACGATTATCTAGTGTGCTGACTTGTTTCAGCCCCTTTACAACATCGGTGTTTTCTTCGAATGTGCGGAGTCGCGCTTCATTC